CTTGGATCTTCAGGTCTAGGAAGGAAGATGACATTTGCAGAGATGTTGGATTTCGTAAACACCTCGGCCCAAGCCCATAAAGTGGGCGGATCCCAAACTGGCTCAAAGCTTGTGTCCAGGTTTAGAGAACGTCTTAAGGCAGGTGTTGCTATTCGGTCCGCTATTGATGAAGCTGTTTCTACGGAGGATGAGGATACGTCTGGATCCGAAGGTACAACGGTTCATGTTGATCCAGATCAGTGTGGGGTTCAACCAACTATGGAGTTGGGAACTCTTGAGCCCTCATCGTCTGTTCCTGAAGTTGACGGTATAAGTGTTTTACATCGGGTTATGGTCACTTCTGTTGTGCCAGCGGAGAAGATCAAACTCGTAGTTGACTCGACCCGTGAGCATATGAGAGATGCGCTGGCTGAGTATAAAGACAGTTGGGGCAGTTTGTTTCCAACCCGATACTACACTTCGAAGATAGCGCGTGAGATGAATCAGACTTTTCCAGATTGGCGTGTGGTTGCTAGAGATGTTGTTTGGGGTCACGGTATTCAATTGTCGAACCCAGCTTATCTTGAATCAAGTCAGTGGTACCGTTTACTGGGTGCCCTTACTGCTATGATTTCCATTGGGGCGGTTATCACCGCTTTGTGGCGAGTTTCTAAAACTGTTGTGGAGCCAGTTGTTGTCCCTTATTATGATGACAATGGTGAGGTGAAAGAAGGTGTATCTCCGGTGGGGTTTAACCCGACATCGTCTATGAGGCAGCGGGCAAAGAAGAAGTTCTTTAGTGTCCATGTTCGTGATGCTGGTGATGCGGATGTGCGACCAGCTGGCGAAGAAGTCCCTCCAGAAGCACCAGGCACAGAGTTTAGAGACAGGATGATCACGTTCGAGTTTCGATCGGATAATGGCGAGAAGTCAAGAATTTGTGGACTTCTGATTGGATGCGCAGGTCCTGGTGGGTCACGGATGCTCACACAGGCACATGGGTTGCGGAAGTGGCTAGCTAGTACCGGTGGTGAGATGGTGATTAGTTACCATGACGGCATCCATTCTGCTAGGATTCTTACGCTTGACGAGTTTAAATCAGAAGGTCGGTTCTACTACAATAGTGAACGTGACCTCGCGGTCATATCCTTGACCCGTACTCATAGTGTCAAGAAACTTAGCCCTCATTGTCTCACTGATGAGGCTATGCCACGTGGTTCATCGGCGCACAAGGGTTACTTCTTGAATGCGAAGTACAAGGAAACCATACCTGTTTTGTGTGTTGATATGGGATCCAATCCTAATTACGACCCTAAAATGTGGAAGTACTCGTCAGAGGGTGATGAATACATGATCACAGATGGTATTCTGTATGCCGGTTCACAGATGGACGAAGGCACGTGTTCGTCCCCTGTCGTTGATGCGAATGGGAAGATTATTAGTGTTCATGTTGCATCCACAAGCTCTGAGCTTGTGAGGGGTGTACGTGTGGGGTTAGGTGTTTACCTTCCTAAAGAGGTTTGTGAACTTTTTGAGTCCATGCCCTTGTTGGACTCAGATCTCAAGAAGAATCCTAATCTTAGTGATGAGATCCGGAAGTTGCCAGGGATCTCGGCATTGATTATGGACAAAACTACTGCTCATGCTCATTTGCCTGTTGCCTCAAAGAAAGCAGTTTTAACTTCACCTTATGGGTGGGGTGGCTGTGACCCCAAGAAGGAAGCAGAGCTGACCTGGAGTCAAACACCTACGGGTGTTGAACACCCTCTCCGAGTCACTGCGCGAAAGATGATTAAGGCTAAGGACCGAAATATTACACTTACTGAATCACATCGCGACGTGGCTATTGCACTAGGAAAATGGATGGGCCGCACTTGTGTTAACGAAGGTCTCACGGTAGACCAGGTTCGCGCACCAACACTTGGTGAGAGTTGGTTAGGCTCATCTGAGTTAAACCTCTCTCCCATTAAACCGAAAGGCGCTACAGGGAATGTGTCGAAGGGTGTTTCAGGGACAAAGGAGATACATTTTGGTGTTGGTGAAGATGGTGAGATTGGACTCAACTACCTGCAGTCAACGTATGACAAGATGATTGAAACAATTGATGCAGGCGGAAAGTTGTCTAATTGCCTTTCGGTGAAAGATCGTTCGTTTATTGCATTACCGAAAGACGAACTCCGTGTTTGTGGTAAGACGGCTCGGACATTTTATAGTTGTCCGTTGATGGTTTTGTTGGCCGGCCGTTATTCGATTGGTTGGTTTACCGGATTTACCAAGAAACATCCCCTAGCAACGGGTTTGGGTGTTGGATTGATTCCAGGATCACCGGATTGGGCAAAAATCTTTAAAGGTCTGAACGGTGATGTCCTAGCTTGTGATGGCGCATCCTATGACTTGAATGTCATAGCGGATTTGTATGCATTGGCTTTCACTGTGATGGATTGCGTTCTCCTCACTCTTGGATTGGAAAAGGATCACCCACGAAGATTGGCGTTGCGTACGATGTCACGCCCTGATAGGGTCGTCCAGATGGGGGACATTCTACTAGACATGAAGGATGGTGTATTGTCTGGCGAGCATGGAACAAGTACCATTGATGGTTTGACATCGATGATCTCCCACATTTATGCGATTAAGAAGGTTCGACACCTATCTTCGGATGAAGCTGTTCAGGCGTTCTTTGATACGGGTGCGTTGACCTATGGGGACGATCTTATTATGAGTTCGCCTGTGAGTCCGAGCCAATTGGAAGAGTATCATCAAGCCGCGTGTGAGTCTGGTCTTGAGCTAACTAAGGTGTCAAAAGAACCCGGAATTGACGTGGCCCCAGTCTCAGACGCGGAGTTTTTGTCTAGGACGTTTGTTGAGGATGAGAGCCTTGGTTGGATTATGGCACCATTAGCACTCCAGTCTTTGGTTGGTCCATTGAACTATTACTGGATAACGACTAAGGGTGGAGAACGAGCCCATTATCTCCAGCTTGCACCCACAATACAGTATGAGGCCGCCATGCACTCAGCCACTGTTTACACGAGAATTATGGAACATATGACTGAGAAGGCAACTGAATACAAGTTTACGTGGAAGAACATGTACTGTACACAGGATCAGATGAGGCATAAGATGGCAAATGGATCGTACACGTTGCTATTTGATGGTCCTGACCCTGTTGATGAGTACACCACGTTCATAGTCCCTCGTGCCATGACAGCAGCTGTGGGGTTGACTACTGGGGACGTTGTGGATGCCATGCATGTGGTACCAACAATGGAGGTTATTGGTGCTGCCTTGACAAAAGTGGCTGCAGATGGGGCTGTCCAAGCTATTACCTCTTTAGCTGAACCTCGTCAGAAAGCTGCTAATGGTAAGTCTAAACAGATTTTGGTGCCTCCTCTTGACTCTCTTGTGAATCAGATGTCCAACTTGGTTACTTCCGATGGGTCATCTGTTGCTGTCCCATTAGGGACTTCAATTACAAATCGTCTTAATGCACCCGAGACGGATGAAACTGATGTTGCTAAAATTTGTGCTAGAAGGGTCACTTTGGGTATGTTTGCTCTTGACTCGACCGCGCCTGAGAACACGTTAGTGGGTGCGCTTGTCCTTGCACCAGGTTTGGTTTCTAGACACGCTAAACCCTATCCTGCCACAGTAAACTTTCCGACAGCAGCAATGTTGACGTATGCTTTCCAGTGGTTTCGTGCTAGTGGTGTTACCATTACGTGGACTGCTGTGATGAGCCCTTTGTCTTCTGCAAGATGTGCCATTATGTATGACACAGAAGTGTTGGATGGTTTGGATCCTAGTTCGTCATTGTCAGTACCAGCTTATATCACGTGGGATATGACCCAGCAAAAGGAGCTTAAGGTTTACATCCCGTGGACTGCTCCTGTGGCGTGGAAGTCATGTAGGATGTTTGAATTTGGGGTTGGTGTT